GCGCTTGCTGATAAGATCGCACCGCAGCTTGCCTTGCGCGTTGATATGGGCGCGCAATATGGGCTTGATCTGCGCAGCAAGTCGGACGCGCAGATCGCCGAGGCGGTCTTGAAATCAGAAATTGAAGTCATCAGCGGAAAGGTATTGCACCCGTTGCGATTAAAGGATGGCCACACTGTGCGCTATATTGATCCGGACATGGTGTCATTTATCGACCCCACGCTGACTGCTATTTTCAAACGCATATGCGGGCATGATTTTGAACTGTCGGGCAACGGCTCGATTAAAATGCCCGACTGGCTGGCAGATACAAAGATCAAGATCGGCGGCGGGTCATATCAAATGGGGATCGGTGGCCTCCATAGCACCGAAAAGGCGCAAAGCGTGCGGGCCGGGGAAGGTTATTTCTTATCAGATTTCGATGTTGCCAGCTACTATCCGAACATCATTTTGCAGCAGGCGGTTGAGCCTGAAAACATGACCGGGTATTTCTTGAAGGTGTATCAGTCGATACTTGAGCGCCGCCTTGTCGCTAAACGGACAGGCGACAAGGTAACGAACGAGACGCTAAAGATTGTTGTGAACGGGTCTTTTGGAAAGCTGGGAAGTAAGTGGTCGATCCTTTATGCCCCGAACCTTATGATCCAAACCACAATCACGGGACAGTTGTGCCTGCTGATGCTTATAGAAGCCTATGAGGCGGCGGGTGCGCAGGTTGTAAGCGCCAACACCGACGGCGTTGTGGTTTTGGCACCAAAGGCAATTGAGGGTGCCATAGCGCAAGCCAACTGGGATTGGATGATGGCCACATCATACGAACTTGAGCGGACAGACTACACCGCGCTGCATAGCCGTGACGTGAATAACTATATCGCTGTCAAGCTGGACGGATCGACCAAGGGTAAGGGTGTATTTGGCGGGGCAGCAATAAGCAAAAACCCCGACTTCCCGATTGTTGCTGACGCAATGGCGCAGCACCTTTCCGGCAATGCTGACTTTCGAGATGTGATCCGCAACTGCAAGGACGTGACGCAGTTTGTTACCGTGCGCAAGGTGACAGGCGGGGCAGAGTGGCGGGGTGATATGCTGGGTAAATCTGTTCGGTTTTATTACTCAACCCGCGCCGCGCAGGATGAAGCCATCACCTATGCCAAGTCAGGAAACAAGGTTCCGAAGTCGGACGGCGCAAGGCCCCTCATGGACTTGCCCGACACCATGCCTGACGATGTTGATTTTGAGCGATATGTCGGCATGGCGATGATTGCTCTAAAGGGGCTGGGTGTATGACTGACAAATTGCGCGTCCTCGATCTTTTTTCCGGCATCGGAGGATTTAGCCTTGGACTTGAGCGCACAGGCGGATTTGAAACAGTTGCGTTTTGCGAAATAGAGCCATTCCCGCGCAGGGTGTTGGCGAAACATTGGCCGGAGGTGCCGCAATATGAAGATGTTACCAAACTCACAGGCGACATTCTTCGACGGGATGGAATTGCCGTTGATGTCATCACGGGCGGCTTCCCATGCCAAGACATTAGCTGCGCTGGAAAGCAGGCCGGCATTGGGGATGGCACCCGCAGCGGTTTGTGGTCCGAGTGTATCCGATTGGTTGGCGAGTTACGACCCCAATACGCAATCTTTGAAAACGTCGCAGACTTGCTTAGTGGCCCTTCTGTCAGGCCAGGTGGATGGTTTAGCCGAGTTTTGTCAGACTTGGCCGGCAGCGGGTTCGATGCAGAGTGGCGAAATATACCGGCATGGGCAATGGGACTACCTCATGCGAGAGAGCGTGTCTGGATTGTGGCCTACCCCAAGCAAAAACGACGGGCGTGGGTTTTACCGTCTTTCGCATCGGAGTGCAGTGCTACGGTCTACGGGCAAGCCCAAGCGGCAACTGCACTGGCTTCATCGCGCTGTCTTGATGCAAGATCGGCCGGGGGATTGGTCGGCGAATCCCCGTTTCTCCCTGAGCCTCATGGGGTTCCCGACCTCGTGGCTAGATTAGGCGCTGTCGGCAACGCCGTTGTCCCCCAAATCCCCGAACTCATAGGCCGCGCTATACTTGCGGCGGAGTGTTGGCAAATGACATTTGAAAAAGATATTGAAAACGCGCTTGTGCGCCGCGTCAAAACCCTTGGGGGAACATGCGAAAAATTCACATCACCAGGGCGCAGGTCTGTGCCTGACCGCATTGTAACACTGCCGGGTGGCCGGGTTGTTTTTGTCGAGTTGAAAGCACCGGGCAAAAAGCCGACCGAGTTGCAGGGGCGAGACCATGCAAGGCGACGGGCTTTGGGTTGTGATGTGCGGATCATCGACAGCAAGGATGACGCCAATGCTTTCACGGGATGACATGCACGAGTATCAGGCAAAAGCCGTTGACTACGCGATTGAAAAAAAAGGCTGCGTCCTTGCTTTGGATATGGGTTTGGGCAAATCGGTGTCAACACTGACAGCCATCGCTGACATGATCGGCGCGGGCCTTGTTGGCAAGGTGCTTGTGATTGCGCCCTTGCGCGTCTGCAATAGCGTGTGGGCGCAGGAGGCGCGCAAGTGGGGGCATACTGAACACTTGCGGGTGTCGGTGGCGACAGGTCCGGTTAGGGCGCGCACGGCGGCGTTGTTCAAGTCGGCTGATGTCTACGTCATAAACAAAGAGAACGTCCCGTGGATCGTTGCCCATTATAGTGACAACTGGCCGTTTGACATGGTTGTGATTGACGAAAGCAGCACGTTCAAAAACGCGCAAAGCAAGCGGTTCAAGGCTCTGAAAAAGATGTTGCCGAACATCCAGCGGATGGTTTTGCTGACAGGAACGCCCAGCCCGAACGGCTTGCACGATTTATGGGCGCAGATGTATTTGGTTGATTATGGGCAACGCCTTGGCCGAACCCTGACAGGGTTTCGCCAGCGGTTCTTCGACACTGATTACTTTGGACACAGATACGAATTGCGGGCCGGGTCTGCCGATAAGATACAGGGCCTTGTGTCGGATTGCGTCATGCACATGAGCGCAGATGACTACCTTGATCTGCCAGACAGGATTGACATCACTGCCCCTGTCGATTTGGGGGCAAAAGCGTTTGCGGGGTATAAAGATTTTGAAAAGACTTCACTAGCCGAACTTGATGACGGCCACAAAGTTGAGGCTATCAACGCTGGCGTGCTTGCGGGCAAGCTGATGCAATACGCCAACGGGGCAATGTATACCGACGCCAACGGCGCTTGGTGTGAAACACACAAGGCAAAGCTGGATGCCCTTTCCGACATTGTGGATGATAACGCGGGCGAAACCATGCTTGTCGCTTATAACTTCAAAAGCGACTTGGAGAGATTGCGCAAACGCTTTCCGCAGGCTGTTGCGCTGGACAAAGAGCAAAGCACGATAGACCGCTGGAACTGTGGAGGTATCCCGATGTTGCTGGCCCATCCTGCAAGTGCCGGGCATGGCCTGAATCTTCAAAGCGGCGGGGCGCTGTGTGTTTGGTTTGGGATGACGTGGAACCTTGAATACTATCTACAATTCAATGCCCGACTGCATCGCCAGGGGCAGGCGCGCCCTGTCCGTATTATTCATCTTGTCGGGCGCGATACGATTGACGAGCGGGTTTTGAATGTCTTGGCCAGCAAAGACGCAACGCAAAAGTCATTGCTGTCTGCGCTGAAACCGAAGGGCTAATGTCGTGTTGACGCGCGCGGGCTGTTGTGCTTATAAAGTTGGGCGGGAGAGGCCACCACAACCTCGATCCCGCCCGATCAGCGAAGGAGGATTTCGCCAATGACCAAACAAATACGACAGGACACATGCAGGCGCAAGGGTGCAGACACCCGCCGCGCGCCTTACGCGCCCGTCATTGCGGATGCGCTGCGGATTATGTCTGGGGGTGCCAAATGACCTACTACGCCATAGACCGCAGTTCTGCCGCCGTTGCACATTGGGGCCACCCGGAAATCCGCGCGTTCACTGTGCAGGCCGCGCGCAACGAGTATGTGAGGCGGGACGCGGCGCACAGGCAACGTGCTAGCGCTGTAGTTGCCGCGCGCCTGTGCCAGTTGTGGTATGGCATGAGCCTAGCCGATGCGCTGTCTGGGGGTGTGGTGTGATCATACGCGAGGAACGCATAGGCGGGCAGCGGCTGATATTGGGAGATTGCTTGCAGGTTATGCCGGGGCTTGGGATGTTTGATGCGGTGGTGACTGATCCGCCTTATGGGATAAACTTTGAATACGCCAGATATGAGGACACAAGGGAAAATCTAAGGGCGTTAGTTTCTGGCTTATTTACGCATCGAGATTCTTTTCAGAGAATGATAATTCTCTGCGGCCCGTCTCAAGTCCATGAGTATCCTGCCTGTGATTGGCTTGGGTGTATAAACTGGAACACAACAGGATCATTTGGCAAGTTTGGTTACAGTCAGTGGACGCCAGTTTTACTATATGGGTTAGACCTCAAGGGGTTCGGTAATGTAAACGGAATTACGAAAACAGACACATATCACATAAGCGGCGGCGGTTCTGTTGGCTTTCAAAGAGACAAGGAATCAAAGCTGCACGTTTGCCCTAAACCGTTAAACATTATGGTGCGAATGGTTCAAAGGTATACTGCAACAGACGAAACAATCCTCGACCCATTTATGGGCAGCGGCACAACCCTTGTCGCCTGCCAGCGTTTAGGCCGCAGCGGAACGGGGATTGAACTGGACCCGGACTATTTCGACATAGCTTGCCGCCGCGTAGACGAGGCCACCCGCCAGCCTGACATGTTCGTGACGCCGCCTGATCCGCAACCCAAGCAGGAGCCGATGATATGACCATGAGCGCCATAGAGGCCCTAACGAACGCTGCTGTGGGACTTGTCGTATCTTGGGCCATCACGTTCCTTGCGCTGCCATTGTGGGGGCTGCAACCGTCAGCCATGCAGGCTGGTGGCATTACGGGCATGTATTTCGTCGTCAGCTTTCTGCGCGCATGGCTGATTCGGGAATGCTTTAAACGCGCTAGCATGAAGGACATCACCACATGACCCCCGACCAATTCCGCAACGCCCGCCTGTCACTGGGCCTGACGCAAATCCAGCTTGCCACAGAATGGGGCATGACTGACAACGGCGAGCGCACGATCCGGCGATGGGAGAATGGAGAGCGCGCCGTTAGCAGGGTGGCGGCGTATGCGATCAGGCTCATGGTGGCGGTTAAAAATAGTGCTTGACGGTAGGGGGCCATTGGTCCTATACATGGGTAAGAGAAACGCAACCAGGAGATACCGACATGATCCGCACCATAGCACAAATTGAAAACGACATGGAAATCGCACGGATGCGCATGGATCAAGCACGCGACAAACTCTGCGAAGTGATCATGTCGGGCACCCCAATGGAGCAGACCCGCCTTGAGATGGTTCACGCCGCTGCGATTGAAGATTACATGAACCTGAAAACATGCCACGACAAGATGGTTTGCCGCGCCGCATAACCCCAAGCCTCGGCCACGCGCCGGGGACACCACACCGATAGGAGGATGAAAATGACGCGCCCAGAAATTATCACCGCACTGACAAAGTTTGGCATATCGCCCGCAAGGGCATTGGAAATTGCCATTGATGTTGAACGCGGCGACGACTTTGCAACGCGCTGGCTCGCGTATGTGATGCAATCCATGGCGGCTAAAGCCCCATGACCATCAGCAAGCTCCGCACCCACCTCTACGCCATCGCCCGGATCGCCGGGGACGTGCAAGCGTTAACTCACCGCAAACCCGGCACGGCCATACCCAAGCGCATTGGCCGTCGCATTGCGGGATACCTAGCGGGCCGTGGTATCGGCTCGATATTCAAACCAACGAAGTGAGGAGAACGACATGGACGTTACAGAAACCACCGCCCGCCTTTACGCCATCGGCGCGGCGATCTTGGACAAGACCGGCGAAACGCCTTGGATTGGGCCATCACTAAAGATTAGAGATAATGTTTGCAGCGTTGACCTTTGTCGCAACTACGGGAACGGCAACGACTACATTATAGGCACTGCTACCGGTGATACCCCAGAAGCCGCTCTTGACGATGCAGACCGCATTATCGCAGCCTTGCCCGATCTGGAAAACGCCAAGCTACACCGCCACATGGCGCGCGTTGCTGATTGCATACACGCGGCGCACAGTGACGGAATCGCCGATGAATACGTCACGCCTCTGCGCCTGACAGTCAAGGCAATGTCCGACAACCTGCTGGCCGGGCCGGTGCCGACATGACCACCACCGCAAACACACTCGCATGGCTAGATGTCGTGCGCAACACACGCCCCGGCAATCTGACCTATGACGACTGGTCAGAGTTGCACGGGATGCTGCATGACCTCATCCACGTAGACGACGTAGACGCGCTACGGGCCGCGCTGGCGGATCGTGACTTGGGCGAGGCTGTCTACGCCGCGCCGGATGCTAAGCCATGAGGGGCCGCATTCGCCGCTGGCTGTTTGACGCCATCGCGCTGTTCGCCTGCATCGTTCTTTGTGTGGCCACGGTCGTGCTGCTTGTGGGGGCTTTTTGATGGCCACGCTTGACGATCTATTTACCCAAAAGCGCCACCTTGTGACAGTTATCATAATGCTGGAAAACAAGGACCGCCTCGGCCATGAAGGGCTGGACGCGCTATGGAAGGCGCGGAATGATCTTTGGGACGTTAGACGCCAGATCACAGAAAAAGAATACGCCGCATAACCGCCCGCAATGGGCATAACCTGGAGACCACCCAATGAAAAAGACCCTTATGATAACCGCCGCCGCTCTGACCCTTATGGCCGCGCCCGTCTACGCGCAAGGCTGCAATGCAGGGTGCCAACTGCAACGATTGGAAAACAACCCGCAGCTTCGCACCCCGGCCAATGTGGTGCGTGCCATGCGTGAACTGAACGACGAGGATCAGCGGCTTGTATCCGGCACATATGACCCCACGACAGGAACGCTGACCCTGCAAACGCAGGACATGCGCGCGGGTGCTGATGGCAATATCTCACGCCGCGATGTGGTTATCACGGGGCTTGAGGCGCGCGATGGTGCGGATGGGGCTGATGCCGTGTTCCCGCAGGACAGCTTCGACCGGATGATGGACCGCTACGGCCATAGCGTTGCTGCATCCACTGCGCTTGGTGGCCTTGAGTTGCGCACACCGGGCGAGGGCGACTGGTCCATCGGCGGGGGTATCGGTGGCATCATCCAAGGCGGCGACAACTTTGAAGCGATATCCCTTGGCGTCCGCTATGGTATCAGCGACCGAGTGTCGGTCTATGGCAAGGTATCCCAATCATTGCAGGGCAACAGCACCGCGTGGTTTGTCGGGGTGGAGGCGGTCTTGGGCGGCACGCGCTGATAATGCCATAAAAAAAGCCCCCGCGTGATTTAACACGCGGGGGCGAGTGACCGGACGCCACCAGGGAGGGGATGCCTACGTCCGGTAGGATGTGCATCTTGTGACGATGCGGTGTGTAAGTCAATCCCGTTCCAGAGGATCAATAGAAGCCCGCGCTTGGTAATGCAAAGGCAATGCACCTAGAACCACACAGTAAACCGCCCGTCTTGGCCGTCGTATGGGTGATGCACGAAACACTCCACCGCCTGCCGATTGATGTATCCATTGCGATTATGCCAGCCGTCGGGCGGTGACGGGCTGCGAACATGCTCAATCTGGATGTTGTCGCCTTCCATACTGCGGGCCGCGTTGTGCATCATGGTCATTCCAATGTGATCTTTTTCCCGCTTGTGCGTCGTGACGCCCACCGCCTTGCGCGTCTTGTGGTGGACGTGGTGGAGATACCAGTAGCGGTGCAGGCAGTCTGAAACATGCGCGCGGGCCTCGGTCATCATCAGCGGATACAGGTCCGCTTCCTTCGCGCCGTCGCCATGTGTCAGGCCGATCAGGTTGGCCTCAAAGCGGTAGTATTTGCGATGCAGTTCCGACAGGTTATAATCGGTTGCGGTCACGTCCGGCGCATTGCGGAACCAAGCGCCGACCTGCTGCGCGATGCACCACCCCATCAGCCAATCGTGATTTGACGGACAGAATATCAGATCGACGGGCGCGGTAAGGCGGGCCAATTCAATGCACTTGACATAGCCTGCAAATGCATCGCGGTAAATCTGGTGGACCGTGCCCGCGCTGTCCTGATAGGTGCCGCTTGTCGTGGTGGATCGCGCGTTGTCCACATGCAAAACGTCATTGCCCAGAACGAACAGGATGCGCCCGATGCCCGATCCCGATGCCTTGCGGATCAATTCGCGCGTGCCCTCCACCATCCGATGCACGGCAATATCGCGGCTGTAGGCGTGGCCGGTTTCAGTCTCGACAGACAGTTTGCCGACATGCACGTCCGCAAGGTCAATGATCAGCAGGCAATCGCCATCAGGTGCGGGCCGAACTTCATACGCCGGGAATGTTTCGTCGCGCAGATCATCGATCGCGCCCCGGATCATGTCAAGGAATTGGCTTGTTTCTTCGGATGACGTTGGCGCGGTCCATCGGTTGTTGCCGATCTTCTGGCCATTGTCATCTAGGACCGCAACCCACCCGCCGTTGATTTCCGCGCCGCCCAGGCCGGACAGCTTCATCATGGCCCTTGCGCCTTCGGACAGGTGTAACCCGGCATCTACGGCGCGCTTATAGCGGCTGTTGAATGTCTTTTCGGGCATTTTAAGCCACCGCGCGGCAGCGGATTGCGAGCCGTGCTTTCTTACGGCGTCAACGGCTTCCTGCATCGCCTCATGTGATAGAGGCGGCGTAGGCATTACATCAACTCCCCGTTCCACCATTCAGTGCCGCGCATGTGCGGGCAGGCGGTGCAGTCGCGGTAGATGCGGCGGCAATAAGTGCGGCGGTGGCGAGTAGATGCTTCATGGCGTCTTTCCCTTATTTCAGTGCGGCAACCGCACATTCGTATTCAATCCCACGATAGGCCATTGTGTCAACGTAGCTGTCCCGGTGTGTTGGGCTTGTCTGTGATCTGGCCAGTTTGGTTGCGATGTGCAGTTGGGCAACTTCCCGCGCGGTCAGGTCTCGCCCGGTCCATGCGTTGAATATGTCCGCAATGTGCTGCATGTTTTGGACGGGCGGGCCATAGGTGGCTTCCCTATCGCCTGCGGTTAGCGTTGCCGCCTCGTGCAGGCAAGATACGCGCAGTGGCTCACTCACCGCGCACCGTCCAGAATAACCAGTATCGGCAGGCACCGCTCACGGGCGGCAGGCAGATCATCGCCAGCCAATGCACCAGCACACGGTCCGACAAACGGCGCGCTGGCGTCAATCGCCGCCGCCGCGCTGCCTGTCTGCAATGTCGTGCAACCGCTCAATCCTGCCAGCATCAGTGGCACCAATACCAAGGTCCGCATTGTCGATCTCCTTGCGCGTGTTGATGTAGTTCCGAGCCTCAGCATTTTCCGCTTGTGTGAGTGCATCCTTGGCGGCGTCACGTCGCTGGGCCATGATGATGCCCAGAAACCCAAGGACCGCCACCCCTGCGCCTATAATCCAGCGCACGGGGCGGCTGGATAGGATTGCGGCGATCATGTGCCACCCCCAACCCCGGTTAGAAATTCGTGATGCAACATTGATATGGCCGCAATCATTGGAATGGTCAGATCGCCGCCAGACCAGCGCGTGCCCACGGACCCGTCACTGTTTACAATCGCCATGCCCATTGCCGTGATCGAACCGGCCTTGGCGCGCTCAAGCAATTCTTCTAGTTGCTCCACGAGGTCAGGGTTTCCCGCCGATGATGCAGGCCCGCCGTCGTAAAGGTTGACTACGCTGGTCATGTCCCATCCCCCTGCTTAACCATGCGCCCGACCATGCCAAGCACCAGCAGCGCGCCCGTGACCCACGCGGCGGTGTCATCGCCTACGCGCGACTTGAGGTCGGGCGGAATAAACACCCACGCGCCCTGCAATGCGAAGGCGGCACCCATCGCTTGCATAGATAGCCATCGCCACCACCGGCGCGCATCGTCTACGAATTTCATGTGCGCTTGCCTTTAATAAGGGATGCCAGCAATTCAAGGATACGCGCCCACAGGCTTTTGACGGGCGCGGGACGGGCCACAGTGCGTGGTGTGGTGTGCAGCGCGGATTTGTTTGATGCAGACACAGCTATGCGTTCGCGCAGATGATCACCGATCTTGTGCGCGTCACCCGCCGCTGCCATTCCCGGCAACCACATCACGTCCCACTTGTTGCGCTGCGCAATGCCAAGCGTTGACTGCACCTCGGCATGGGTCAGGACGGTTTCGCGCGTCACGGGGATGCCATTAGCGCGGCACAATCTGGCCACCTCGGCAACAAGCGCCGCAACCTGAACCTTGGTGATAGGCGATGGCCCGTGGTCAAATGGCCGTTCCTTTGCGCCGCGCATTCCCGCCATAGCGATGCCGATGGCTTTGGTATTCGCGCCCCGCGTGTGCGCCGCATATGTGCTGCCGTCGTTCGGGTGGCGGATCGGGTCATTGGCGGAAACCGGATGATTGCCAGAGACAATGTTGCCATCACCCTCCACAATGGTGTGATAGTGCCGCTTGTCGGTCGCGTTGGCTTTGTTGCCCCCGGCGGTCCAGTGAATTATGATACGGTTCACTTCCCCATTCCCCTCAATAACGTCTTTATGTCCGACCCGATTTCGTCAAGCCTGCGATCCATGCGGTCGCGGCTGTCTTTCGCGGCTTCCATGTCCTCCTTGCGTTGATACCACAGGCGCTTGATTTCGGTGCCGTTTGATATGCCGCGCGCCTCAAGCCGGATAAGCCATGCAATCGCGGCAATGACGGTAACGGCAACTGGCCACCATGTTCTTATCATGTCAGTCATGCCGCCCCCGGTTGGCTAGGTGTCCGCCGCCGATCGCGCTCGTTGAGCCAGAGCGCCTTGGCCATGATACCCATCAGCGCCAGATTGGTTTTGCCTGCCGGTGCGCCTGCCGCGCGCGCGGCATCGTCCCAATCCGCCCCCGCCTGCAACCGCCCGTAGACACCTGCCTCAAGCAGGTAGTCATGAACCAGCGCGGCGAGCAGGTAGCGCGGATCATCGGGCCGCATCCACCAGCGCAGCAAGCAAGGCACGCTGCTTTCAAACTCGGTCCCTGCGGGGATGGTGACGCGGTGCCCCGATGCCTTGCGCCCGACGTCCCATTCGATAGGGACCGTCGTGCGCCAGCGTCTGACCTTACCGCGCTCGAATAGGGCGGCGGTGTCAATCATGTTTTCAGCCCAAACGCGGCTGCCAACGGCGCGGCCTGTGCAATGGCACCCTGCAAGATGGCCTCGAATTGATCTGGCGTGGCGTTATCCAGTGCCTTATCGACCGACAGCCAGAGATTGCGCGTCTGCAGTGCGATTGACCTGAATGCTTGTGCCTTTTCCAAGATGCGGGCTGCGTGTTCAGCAGGGGTTCTGCCCTTGCTGGTTGCATCCGCCGTAAGAATGGCAAGCTGCTGCGCGCTTTGCGTTCCAGCCGTGAACGCGGTTGCCATGGCTTCTTCTTCAATCCAGCCTTTCTGCACGACGTCAGGGTATTCATCCTGAATTTGTGCAGTGAGTCCATTGATCCAAGCAGTCATTGCCAATTTGGCGGCGGAGGCTGTTGCATACTTTGGAGGGGCCACTGGTAAAGCTGGCCGCTCTGCCAGCTTTTCCCATTTCGATCCGTTCCACCGCGCGACCTGATCGCCCGTTGTTTTGGGCGGCGCAGTCATCGCCAGCGGTAGCGGCAGCGGCCCCATCGGATCAATCTCACGTTCCCCGACAAACACCCCTTGGGCGTCCAGTTGATAAATGGTGATCATATCAAGTCGCCTTTATGAATGTTTTGAGGGGGAGGTTTTCTTCTGGAGACGCAGTTACGGCAAAACTTGTGGCCTTGTCGTAAATCGCTGAACTGTAGATGCTGACAAACGGAGAGCCGCTGTGAGCGACGGACAGGTAGTTGCCATCTGGGGAAAAGGCTGTTCCGAGGCCAATCCCTGCCGGTAGTGTGGCAGGGTTGGCCAGCTTGGTGAACACGTCGCCAGCGCGTTTGTAAATGGTCACGAATGGCGATGTGTCATGCGCGACGGACAGGTAAGTTCCATCTGCTGAGAAGGCTGTTCCCCTACCAGTCCCTGCCGGTAGTGTGGCAGGGTTGGCTAGTTTGGTGAAAACGTCACCCGAACGTTTATAGATGGTGACGAATAGTGATGTGTCATGCGCGACGGACAGGTAAGTTCCATCTGCTGAGAAGGCTGTTCCGAGTCCATTACCAGCAGGCAATGTCGCGGGGTTTGCCAGTTTGGTAAACACATCTCCAGAGCGTTTATAGATGGTCACAAACGGCGAGGCCCCGTGCGCGACAGATAGGTAGGTGCCGTCTGGTGAGAATGCTGTTCCGTTGGCATTGGACGCAGGCAGCGCGGCAGGGTTTGCCAGTTTGGTGAAAACGTCACCCGAACGTTTATAGATGGTCACGAAAGGCGATATGTCATGCACAACGGACAGATAGGTTCCATCTGCTGATAAGGCCACTCCCCGGCCAGTCCCCGCAGGCAATGTCGCAGGGTTTGCCAGTTTGGTGAAAACGTCACCCGCACGTTTATAGATTGTAACAAACGGCGAGGTGGCGTGCGCGACAGATAGGTAGGTGCCGTCTGCGGAAAAGGCAGTGCCTAGACCAATCCCTGTCGGTAGTGTGGCAGGGTCGGCCAGTTTGGTGAACACATCACCATCGCGTTTGTAGATGGTCACGAACGGAGAGGTGGCGTGAGCGACGGACAGGTAGTTGCCATCTGGGGAAAAGGCTGTTCCGTTGCCAGTCCCTGCCGGTAGTGTGGCAGGATCAGATAATTTCAACCCGGGATTGAAGTCACCGATAATGCCCAATTCCGCAAACAGCGCCGGATAGCTGGATTGCAGATAAACTGCGCCATCGCTCGGTAGCCATTCCGGCGACGCAAGCGCACGGGCAGACGTGATAGTGTCGCCAATTTGAAACGACGGCTCTATCCCAAGAAGGGTTTTCTGCGCCGCCAAGTCTGCCGCCGCCAAGAACGTCCAGCCCGCCGCCGTTACGTCCACAAACTCCACGCCGTCAGCCGCTGCGTTTACCCGCACCGCGTCCAACTCATTGCCGGTAAGCGATGGCAGATTTGCGGCCACCAAAGCCGCCGCCGTTGACTGGGCAAACGTCCCGAACGCCACAAGGTCCGGCGCAAATTGCAGCGCCTGCCAGTCAAGAAACGCATCGAGGTTCGTGTCAAACGCCGTCTGTGACTGCCCCTTGTCCGGGATGGTTCCAAGGAATTGTCTGATTACTGGCGCGGTCATTAGAGCGTCTCCACTTCGAGTTGAACTTTTGTTATCCCGCGAACGTCGCTGACCGTCTGGCACGAGCTGACAAAACCATACGCTATTAATTCGGGGTTGTCATCAGGTCCGGCAAATACTGCCGCCACCCCGTCCAAGTCGTTTATCGTGCGCCAGAACGGATCGGCGGCGTATCCGTCCAGGTGCACCCGATACCCGACCCGCGATGCAGGGGTCCGGCGCAACAGGGACGTGAGCGTGCCCTCAGTTTTCTTGACGGATCGACTGCGCAAGCCGCGCGGGGATTGCGTCTCTACGGTCCCGTATTCATCAGCAATGCCCATGGCAATCGTGCTGACCGCTGCCGTCGCGCCGGTGTTTGTGATCGTCACCACCACTGTTGAGCCTTGTGGGATATTCAGGCCGAAAGTCACATACGACCGCTCAAGCGATTGCGGCACAAAAAACCAGCGCCAGAACGACCCGAGGTAAGGCGTGTCGTCCTGCAAATTGTATGTCACGTCGGCCACATCGCCCGTCGTGTTCAGCGTGCCGACGATTGTGATTTGCGTTGCCTGCAACCCAAAGAACGCCATGGCCGAAAGTCGGGGCAAGCCTTCCAGCGTGTAAGTGATGCTGTCCGCGCGGCTCGTGATCGTGTCGATCACCCGGTATTGGTCCGCCCCGAATTGCAGGTCGAATGCCGCGTAACGATTGGCCGGTCCAGCGTCAAACCATTCTGTCGTGGCGGCAAGCCCCGGCTCTTGCGTTGTGCTGGCCGCTGATACCTCAAACAGCCGTTCATCCACCCGCCGCACGTCGCCAAGCGTATATGTGCCAGCCGTCCATGCCGTTTCCAGCACGACATTCGTGCTGTCAATATTGGTCTCGGTTATGGCAAATGGCTCGATTATCCGCAGTGTCATAGGGTCTGCTCCAACTGGAAGGCCAGCGTGTCATCTGCCGCGTCTGCCCCGCGCCCGGTATTGCCCGCCGTGATTTCCGACGACGACACCAGCCGCTCCATGCTCACGTTAAGCGCTCGCAACTCTGCCCGCAAGTGTGCATCGGACTCGCGCGGCGTGAATGCCTGATCGTTCCCGGCCCGTGACAGCGCGCGGATGTAATCCTGGCCCGTGGCAAACAAATCCTCATTGACCAGCGCGCGCAGACTGTTGCCAAGCGCATTGGCCCCCGCGCTGATTTCCGCAAATGCGGGGGATAGCTGCATCAGTGAGGCCACCAGCCCGCTATCGCCAAGCGCGTCGGCTTCATCCACCAGCGCGCGGAATGCTGCACGGGTGGATGGCAATGCGTCGATGCCAAGCGCAAGCATCTCGATCGACAGCAGTTCAGTCGCGCGCGCCACCCGTTCCGCGTCGGTGTAGAAATTCTGATAGTAGGACTGCGACACCGCGTTGAAGTTTTCAAGTGACCCGAACAGTCCAGCAAATGCCGCTGCTGCACCGGCACCGGCAACAGATACGTCATAGGTGTTCAGGCCCAGGTCGCCCATGCGGGTATTTACCAGCGTCAGGCTAGTGACAAGGCGGTCCAGCGTTTCGGTGATCTTTTCACCCTCTAGGACAAACCCCTGCAGCCCCGGAATGAGACCGGCGAACGCTTCTGCCGACGCAGCGATAACACCCTCAAGCCCGCCGCCCCCACTCACCTTAAAAGAATACGAAAAGCGGTCAAACGCATCCGCTCCGACATTCAGCGTCGACGCGCTGTCCATTATGGCGGTCTGTAGAGATTGAACCGCCCCAGTGATAGAACTCATTGTCTGCGCGTCAACGGCCCCCAGTGTTGTGCTGATCTTTTTGGACAGGCCGAAGAAACGGCTTTTCTCAACCGTTTTGTAGGTATTGGCCAGCACGCCCATATTGGTGATGTTGCCCTGGATGCCTTCGTCAAGCACCTTGGTTTTGGTGCGGAACGCTGAGAACGCCAAGGCCACCGCGCCGATGATCGGAATCGCCACGCTAAGAGACGCTGCCAGTCCAGCGCCGACGCCAAGCGACCCGATCCCAGTGGCCAAGCCGGAGCCTGCACCAAGACCTAGAAGGCCACTACCGCCGCCCAGACCCAAGAGGCCGCTGCCACTACCGAACGCGCCCAGCAAACCCCCACCGCCGCCTGCGCCCTTTGCGCCCGCGCCACCGCCGCCGCGCAACAGGTTGCTCAGAAACCCACCGCCGCCCTTGCCAGCAACGCCCGCCACGGCTTGCCCCACGCCGCCACCAGACGCGCCGATAGACAGCATGATCCGATTGCGAACTGCCATGCTGATCATCTGCGCCAACATGGATTTGAAGCTGTCCAAGATGCTGGCCACGAACCCCTTGAAGTCGGTAAACCCGCGCATGATAAAATCACCGAATGCGTCCGACACGCTGCCGATCCCGCGCAACAGTGACCCGCCAAACTCGCGGCCCATCTCAACAGCGTCTTTGGTGCCGCCTTGCAACGCCGCACCCATGCCCTGCGCAAACGTGGTGAGTTCTTCGATTTCGGCAGCCGCCGCTGCTGCTGCGGTTGCAACGCCGCCGCCAGTTCCGCCTTGCCCGTCCAAGGAAGTGGTGAGACTTTGAACGCGACGCCGCGCAGTTTCAGCGTTGTCGCCAAACTCCAAGACCGCATCACCAAAGTCGCCAAAAGTCTGTGTATCGACTGTGCCCAGACCAAACGACAGGCCCGTAGATGGTGCGGCCTGTTCCGGGATGCCAGCCGCCTCATTCATTGCAGCATTGATGGCGCGCGCTTCGTCTGCACCTATGCCAAGCTGGACGGCAAGGGCAGACGCGCCCGTGACGGCGTTGGCGAAGCTGAGGCCATTGATGCTGCGCGCTATTGCGCCTGCGTTATCTTCGGCATCACCAAGCCCGCTGGCAAAGTTCGCCGCCGCGTGTTCAGCCGCCGATAGTGACGTTTCCGCGTCAAACAGATCAAGCGCAAGTTGCGTGACTGCATCCGCCGCTTCTGTCAGGCGGTCAACGCCAATTCCCGCGCCAAACAGAGTGACCATGAACGACGCGGCCTCGGCCTCGGCCCGTGCTGCGTCAAGTGCAGTTTCAGCCGTTGCAACCGCATCCCTTGCTACCTGTAGCATGGCGTCAAGGTTCCGCTGCGTGACGTTGTTGTAGAACCTTTCAGTCGCGGTGTTCAGCGCATCCTGGACGCTCACGACGCGGGCAATCGCGCCTTCAAATGCCGCTGCCCCCGCAGTGCTTTCTGTAAACCCGCGATAGAGTGTGGTCGCCGCAAGCGCCAGTCCGGTGAATAGCGCGACTGCGGGGATCAGGTTCATGGCCAATGCAAGCGTGGCCATTGCGCCCGCTGCCAGTGCGCCGCTGGTGGCCATGGCCGAAAGGCTTATGACAAGAGCCGGAACCTTCATCGCCCCAAGCACGCCGACCGATATGGCCACCAGATCAAGGTTATCCGCCAGTGTGGTAAACGCCTCGGACAGCCCGACTAGCGCATTCACGCCAATTTCTGCCGCTTTGAAAAGCCCCGTGCCAATCGACTGCACCGCTGCGAAAAACTCGGGATTGGCAACTGCCGCCGTGAGACGTTCAATCGACGCCCGCAATGCCTCGGAACCCGGCCCAGACAACTCAAACAGATCGCCGAACGCATTGCGCAACGATCCAAGCGCACCCCCCAAGGTATCCCGCGCCGCTGCCGCCGATCCGCCGAACTGCGTTTCCAACTCGGCCAGGATAATGGTTTGCGCGCCGATCACGTCGTTACTGGCGACAAGCTGGCGCACCATTTCCTTTTGCGCCTCGGTAAACTGGATACCCGACCGCGACAGCGCCGTCATGCCCAAGACCGGATCATTCAACGCGCGGCCAACCTGCAAAGCCGCCGTGCTGAGGTCGGTCCCCATCGCCGTGGCAAGGTCCATTACCGCCACCGTCGCGGCGTCAAACTGATCGCCACGCACCTGCGTGAACGTCAGCAGCACGCCTTGCATAGCGTTAGTCGCCTCGTCTCCGAAATTGGTGATCCGCTGCAAGGATGCCGCATGCGCGTTCAACTGCTCAATCGACCGGCCCGCCGCGCCACCCGTTGACAGGATAGCCGCGCCAAGCTGTGCCTGCGATGCCTCGGCGGTCACGGTGGCGTCAATGAACTGTCCAAGCAGCTTGCCAGCCGCCAACGCCGCGCCCAAAGCAGCCGCCGCAGCCGCCGCCGCGACCATGGCGGCAGACATGCCACCAAACGCGCGCCCAGCCCTGTCAGCGGATCGCTCTGCGCCACCCGCCGCCGTGCTAACGTCGCCAAGGTCGCGCTTCCCACGCCGCAAGTCCGACGTGTCCATGCGAACCGCAAGGGATGCCATGTCAACCATTTGTCGGCTCCCTATCCACCGGCGCGATACTAAACGCGCTCTTGCCCTCTTGCAGTCCGTTTGCGAACGCCATGCTCATACGCCGCAACATAGACGCTTCCCACGCCTCTGTCACGGCCCCTGTCATGTCGGCATAGGCTTTCAGATCGTGCCAATCCAGCGCCACGCGGTTGCCCATGCCGTCTGATTTTACCGGCCCCGCCTCGATCAGCGCCTCAAGCAAATATGCGCACGCATGGACCTGCACAAATGGCACCGGACGGCCCGCGTCTTGATACTGTTTTGCGCGCGTGATCATGGGCCGTCCGTCCTTGTGTTCAACCGCGCTCGATAGCCAACCGGCTTGATGCGCAGCCAGTGTCAACCAGTCGGCTGTTTGTCCAAAAAACCCTGCTGATTCTCCGCTGCATCAATGACCTGCTGGGCGAACGTCTTGCCAACCACGATCAGCTTTGGCGTTTGCACATCAATCGGCTTGCCGTCCTTGTCCTTGATGCTGACCGTAGTCATCACGGGCGCACCCTTGTCGTCTTTCTCAACCTGAAAATCCGGGAAGGTCATGTTGAGAATTTCGCGCATATGGTCCGGCGTTGTCACTGGCGTATCGCCAAGCGTCATGTTGCGCGGCTCGATGATGTATTTCATGGCGGTTTCAATCGTGGCCTTGTGGACCTGATCAAAGTAGGCGTCAGCGGATTCAGCCTCGCCCTTGCCGTCCGCAACCGCCTGGGCGGCCTGCTTGGCGGCAAGCTGCGCCTCTGCCAGCCGCATCTGCGTTGAGCGGGCGGCGATGCCGCGCACAAGGAAGCCCGGCGCGTCCTTGCCGGTCTTGATGGCCTCGCCTGTCCACTGATCGCACAACGGCACAAAAACTCCGTCCTCTTGTTTCTGCCGGGAATTTCGGGTGTTCATATCCATGGTTCAAATCCTTTGGTTGTGGTTGATAACGGGGCGCGGTGGCCAACCACCTCCACGCGCGCCCCTAGCCTGCCGGAGCAGGATTAGGCTGCTGGCTCAGTCGCCACAATCGTAGCTGCGTTCTGCCGGAAACTGATCGAAAAGCCTTGGAAGTTCGCGTTGGTGGGTTGGTTCGGCACATGGCTATGCGCGATGCCTTGCGCATACTTGACCGGATCGCCCGCAACTGGCGCATTTGCCACCCCGGAACCGTCCACGATCTTGACCGACAGGATGCCCGAGTCGCCATCAGCGGCGTTCTTGATGTCCTCTTGGCCAGCGTCTGATGGCACTTCCTCGAAGGTCGCGGTGCTTTCGCTGCCGGTGCCTGCGCCCTTGTCCGCCTTCGTAAATCCGGACAACGCCGGAATTTCGATCATGGAATGCGTGACGCCAAGCTGGAACAAATCCAACTCGCCATTAACGCGAACCCAAGTCAGGGCGGCAAATGCTGCGGCGGTGTTTGCGGTCGGAAGCGCTTCCGCGACAAACAGGGTTTGGCCGATGAAGTTAGTCATGTGTGTTGTCCTTTGGGGTCAGCGTTTCAGTTGTTTCGGGCAGAGTGCGCGTCCAGCCTTTTGCAAGCCATTGCGCGGCGTCAGATTCAAACGGGGTAGCAATTGCGCCAATGAGACCGTTTGCCTTGTTTGTGTTTGTCAGAGACACGCGCGCGTCTTTTTTCACGCGGTTGCCTGGTAGCCTACGAAGATCGGGGTTTCCCATCTTTGCCCTTCCTGCCGTCCGGTCCGCACCGAGTGGCCGTTGATTGTTAGCGTTGTCGTGTTCACAGTCAGGCGCAAGGCGCGGTAGAAAAACGCCGCAATAAGCCCCGCCTTTGCCCTTGTGACCGCCTCATAAACGCCAAGCGGTGACACCAGCGTTATCACAAGAAACCCCTGCCGCCGCATGACGTTGCTGGACAGTTCGGCAGGCTCATTATCGTTTGGCAAATGCGCAATTTTGATATGCTCACCCGTTGGAATGCCGCCGCCCTTTTGCGGCCATAGCACGGGATAGGACAGCGCGGTAGCCATTACCTCGGCGCGTGCCATCAGTGCCACATGAATATCAGCCTCGGCGCTCATTGGATGCTCAATTCTATGCCGATGCGCGACACCACGGATTGAAACTCTTGGATAGTCAGCGCGACCATGCCGTTGGGTGCCTTCTGCGAATACCCTTCTTCCAATCGCCGCGCATATGGCAGGTTATTGGCGAAGTAGATTGTGTCGCCTGCGTTGATGCCCATAACAGTCGCCGCGCCCTTGGCAATCGTCGCGGTTCCTGTCTTGTCGTCAAGCTCCAACGTGCCATTTGGCACAGAACCGATTGCAAGTTGCCAGTTGCCGCGAAACCGGCCAGACAGCACGGGGCTTTTTAGGATGATGCGGCGGAACATTTCCAAAGCGATCTTGCGCACCGCCAAGTCCATCTTGCGCGCAGTCTTGCGCTCGAATCCGCGCACCTGATCTGCAAAGCCAGCCATCAGCGCCGCCCTACCGCGTCATAGAGGGCAGTCACGCCACCCGATGCAACGCGGCCCAGCTTGGCGATTGTCAGCGTGCCACGGTCGCAGATGATAAGATCCTCTAGGTCAATCTCAATCCCTATCGGTTCAATGATAACTTGGAAGTCACCTGCCAAGATATTGGTGCCGTCAATGCGGCGTTCTGCGATTTCAAACACGGCCATACGCGCCGCCGTGGTGGCGGTTGTTACGGTTCCGCCTGTGGGGTCACTAGGCCCGCCACCTGCGCGCGTGGCGCGCTGGATGCTGCCCGTCTGCACCGCGTCCGGCTGCTTTGCAACCAGCGTGTCAAATGCGGCGGTGACTTGGGCGCGAATGGTGGTCATTGAATTACCGCCCCTTCAAACTGACGCAAATCAATCGTGTAAAAGCCGATCTTGTGTTTGTGTAGTGACGGCCCCGCAACGCAAACAACAGCCTCCATTGGCTCGCATTCCTCCCCATCAATCCCAAGCCAATTAGTGACATCTAGCGCTTCATTGTCATCAAGGATTGCAATCCCTAGCTTTCGATTCACTAAGACAACATCGCGGTCGGATTTCTGCCCTTCGCCCAATATAAACCGGCCCATCACCCGCGCCTCATGTTGATAAGCCCTTGACCACCACGAACGTAGGCGCGCAACAGGCCCTCGACCGCAAGAATTCGGGCGGGTGACGTTGGCAGGTTACTGCCCGCAATCGTGATCGGCCCGACCTTGATGCTTTCCGATGTGGCGCTTGTCTCAATCGTGGCAAACGGATCAAGCCCGCCTTGAAGAATATACGCCACCTCAAATTGCGCATTGATGATGTCGATCGGGATTGTGTCTGGATCAATCGGCCAATCGTTGAACAGCCCGCGCACCAGACGCGGCCATGAACGCGCCTGATACTGGTATTGCTGCAAGCCGAAAAACTCATTCTTGCGGTCGATCACGGTTGCCGCGCGGCGCAGGTTGATTTCATTGGCCGCGTCTGTCGTCGCAAGCGTCCACCCCATGGCCAGGGCATACGCCTCATACGCCGCCAGCGTGCCGTAGCTGTCGGATTGCGTGCCGCCGATGGTGGTATCAAGTGCCATGCGTGCCTCTAACTAACCTCAGTGAAGGGGCGAACCGTGGCCCGCCCCTCTGCAAAGATTAGCCTAGAACCGTGACGATAGCGTCTGGCTGCCATGCCTTCACGCCGTAGATCGCGGTGATGTCCACCATGGCTTTCTTGTAGCCACCGTAGACCTCAACAGTGAAGGCCAAGCCCGAATTGGGGTCTTGAATAATCATCTGCTCTTGTGCTGCCGATGCCATAGGGGATGCCATCGGGCGAATGGCCAACTCAATAGCCGAGCGGTGGAAGCCGACGTTGGCGGTGTAGGCGTTGAGGATGGTCACAGCCGCATTGTCTGCGATTGCGACACGCAAGCCGGGGGCTGCGATGGTGAACGTGCCAGATGCACCGGATGCCTGCCCAACCTCAACCACATACTTGTTCACCGCGTCACCAGCGAAGGTCACAACGTCGCCAGCCTTGATGCCGGTTGCGCCAGCAGTTGCACCGTCAAAGACAATCGCAGTTGCACCAATGGCAAGCGCCCCGTTTACGGTCACGCCGGTTGCGGTGCCCTTGACGTGAGTTTGAACGCCCGCCGATTCCTTCAACATAAAGCCCTGCAAATCCAGCAGCGTGCCTTGGCGCAGCATGTCAGTTCCGCCTGCCTCATTGGCCTTTTGCAGTTGCGCCTGCTGGCGAAGCTTGGTGCCTGCAATCGAGTTCACGACGATAGACAGTTGGCCATCATCAACCGGCATGGAGTTATCAAAGATGACCTGACGAGCCTCGGCGATAATGTCGAAGTTTGTGGCAAAGGGGTTTGTGCCAGCAGTCCCGACCGCGCGAGATGCATACCGATAAGCCTCGGTTGCAATGTCCGATTCAATCTGGCGAACCATGCCATTCATTTTGCGAACCAGCAACGCGCCGTATACGGTCTGAAACCCTGCGCCCTGCTCAAGGAAAAGTTGATCCTCGCCAGTGAATGGAATCTTTGCGTTGATCTCCTTATTCAGCGTCATGGTCCGATTGCCGACGGTGTTGTCGTCGCCTTCGGGAATCGTCATCGACGGGGTAACGCTGGTGTTGATAGTTCCCTCAACGGTCGTGTATGAACGAACAGTCACGCCTTGAGCGGCGGCTTGCGAACCAGCGTTTACCGTTACGGATGGAATGAACCCAACCGCAGTCTGGCCGACAATTTCGGCAGCTCGGTAGAGGTCACTTGCAAGGCTTGTAAGAACGTTTGCCATGGGCGGGGTATCCTTTTGCGGGGCTTAGTCAACAACGTCGCCACCAGATTTTGCATGAGCCGCGCGGGCCGGGTGTGACAATGCGTCAAACTGCGCGCGTGTGATTGTGAGTTGGTTTGGCTTCCCGCCCGTCGATCCGGCTGGCTTCCCGCCGCCGCCCTTGCCTGCATCCCGAACCGCGTATGGCTTGGATGCTGCAAGCTCCTTCGCCAGATCGGCTAAGGTCGCCCCGTGATCCGCGCCTGAGCCAATCATCGGTTTTCCGTCTGAGGTCATGATCTTTGCAGACCCGTCCTCATGGAACTGAATACGCATCATAGACGAATTTGCCACGTCGTCAATAGCCTCGGCAATAAACCCGGCTTTTGCGAGTTCCGCCTTGAGGTCAGAAGCCGCCCCGCGCTGGTGCATTTTGCTGATTCGCGTCTGCGCGTCGGACAGCTTGCCCTCGTAATCCGCCTTCATTGCGTCCAACTTGGCCTGCGCGTCATCCGCGCCCTTGCCGGTGCCTTTGGCCTTTTCGGTGAGTTCGGCAATCTTGGCGTCCATCTCGGCTGGCGTGCCATATTTGGCCCATGCCGCCGCATTGCCGCGCTCTTTGGATAGGGCGGTTTTAAGGCCCGTCACGTCCTCCGGTGCAGCAAGCGCGCCTAGGTTTAGCTTGCCGTCCTTGACGTGGCCTTGCAGCCATTCCGGCAGGGTTGTGGCGTCTGTTACGTCGATTTCCATGGTGACTTCCCGTCTGGTTGTGCCGACTTCCCGTCAGCGGTGTGTTAAATTCTAGCGCGTAGTTCTTCTAAGGTCAAAGGTCTGCCATTTCCATCCACCAAATCCCGGAACGATATTTCACCGTCGCGCCATAGTTTTGCACGGCCAACGCCCAGAACCTCGCCCTGCTCGGCAACGGTGCGCCGCGATAGCCACCCTTCAAACGTGGTATCCTCGGCAATCTGCCCGTCCATGCTTGCGCGCGTGGATAGTGGCACTTCGTCTAGGTCAATGCCGAGTTCGCGGAACGACTTGAGAACGGGCACGGAAGTCGATCGACAGTTCGAAACTGCAACCCCGTTTGCGATATAGGACGCGTCACTTTCCACTTCCAAATCGTAAACAAGCCCGCTATAAGTCTGCAAGCCCAATGAAAGGACCACATCATGCCCAAACTCAATCCTGCCCTTGCAGACATCATCACTCGACGCCACATCACCGACGGATTCTCCCTTCGCAGGATTGAGAGAGAGGAAGGATTTAGCAACGGCATTCTGTCCAGCTATGCCAAGCGGCACGGTATGGACGTCCGCAACAAAACCGACCAAGCCCGACTTGACCACGCCAGCGGAAACATTGTTAACCCCTCCGGCGCTGACCATTGGGGATTCGGCCACACCAAAGAAACCCACGTCAAGTATGCCAAAGCATCGTTGCGCATGACGCTTAATAACCCCAGCAAAGTTCCTGAAACTATCGCCAAGGCCAACGCAACCAAACGCGCCAACGGCTTTGCTGACACCATGCGCGCGAGGCTTGGTGGTATCCCCCTCAGTCACGATCACAGATACAAGGTCGCCAAGACGATTTCGTCCTACTTCAGAGAGAACATGAGCGACAGAGAGCATATGATGTCTGAAGCTTTGATCCCTTTGGATGGCAAGTGGGTCTCGCAATACCATTTCGATTGCGCGGTTCTCGATTTTGCCCGCCCAGATATTAGATGCGCATTCGAACCCGATGTCGGGGGCCACAAGCTTGAGCGCTCGCTTAACCGCGATGCTGCCCTCGTCCGTCAAGGTTGGACCATATTCCGATTCCGATGCGACAAGGCGGCAAGCCCGGATTACTTCCTTCATGCGATAAGTATCGCTGCGCAAATTATCCCCAACCTTCAAGGAACCCGCGAATTTCCACCCGCCCGCAAATATGGGGTGGTCATCCGTTGCCCTGAGAACCCCGCCGGACTTCGTGTTTATCACCCGGACGACGCCGCCCTCAAGTCGCTTGCACTTCGTATCAGTGACCGCCTTCCACCTGCCAAGGTGGGTTAGGACAAGATCGCCAACCTTTATAAACTCGATTGGGACAAGCCCCGCCTTTGTCCTGATTAGCGTGCCTTCGACCAAAGCGCCCCAATGCAGATTCCCCGGCCCGCCACCCCACGGCAGCGTGTGGCCAATAGGCTCGTGGCCTTCAACGGTGTATGTCAGCCCGTCGCGTGTGGCGCAGTCAATCGTCGTGCGCAGATCAATGGTCGATACCCATTGCAGCGCCTTCACCAAATCCTGGTTGGCCTCGTATAGCGACTGCCGCGACTTCTGCGAAACAGCCTGCGTTGCCGACCGCACCAGCGATTCCGCATTGCGCCGCGAAACCTGCATGAAGCCTTGCACGGGTTCGCCGCCCTGCACCCCGCCCCGTATGCGCCGGATCAGGCTGGCGTTTGTCTCTCCCTCTGCAATGCCCATCCGCATGGCGTCAGTGAATTTTTGCAGCGTGTCACCAGCCTGCCGTGAGAGCCAATCCGACACGGGCGCGCCTTGGATCAGCACGCCGTCAACAATCGCTACAAGCTGCCCGCGCGTAATGCTTGTGGTGATTAAGGTTGCGCCCACGGCTTTGTTTATTGACGACGCCGCAAACTGTGTCTCGATATCCGCCAACTCGCGCAACTCACCCACCAGGCGCGTGGATTCTGCCCGGTATGCGTTGCGTATTGTTTCGCGGGTTTGGTCCAGCAGCTTTTCCAGCCGCGCAGCCTGCCGCGATGGTGCCGCTATGCCTGTCGGGTCGATGCGGGCAAGTTGCGCCACGATATCGCCTTCCAACGTGCGCAGGAACATCGCACTGTCGCGCAACTGCGTGGCCGTCAGCCGTTGCAGGTCCAACGCGCGGCCAGTGATGCTGTCAAGGATTTCGGTGTTTACGCTGGCCATGGGTTATTTCTTCGGCTTGCGCTTTTTCATGTATGCCATCTATTCCCCCAATCCCATCGGCGCGCCAGTCAGCGCAGGCGCAGTCGCCGCCAGCCTGTCTAATTCCGCCGCCGTGTCCAAGTCAGGCCGCAACACACCGCGCCGCTTGCGTTCCTCAAAATACGTTTCCAGCGTCAGATAGCCCATCGCAACGTCTTTCTGCATCGCCAGCACTTCCTGCGGTGTCATCATCGTAACGCCGAATTCCTTGTTGACGTTTACCGTGATCGACACATCGCCAAGCCCTGCATAGAACGCCATCCATTGCAGCGCCTGTTCCAGCGCGTCCTTGAGGCTGTCCGCCATCATGGCAAGCGTGCTGGTCTCCTTGACAGCATCCAGCGCGGCCCCGGTTGCGGACTGCGCGCGCGCCACCAGCAATTGCAGGCCAAGCGTTTGCATCTGAAATTCAAGGTCTTTCAGGTCTTGCCGTCCGCTGTCGATCGCCTTGCCGCTATGCTCAACCCATTGCAGGGTCGCGCCAACGTCGCGTGATACGACCGCCGTTCCCGCGCTGATCGTCAATGGCTCGTCATCACCGCGACCGGATGCAAACAGGATCGGCACGCGAGCAAAGTGGAGAATGTTGCGCTGATCAGATTGCGACTGCCAGTGCGCGATGTTGACGTCGGTCAAATCCTCTAGGACCGGCTCGCCGGTAAAGAACCCCGTGCGCTGGGCATAGAACGGAATCACCGTGATTTCAGGCGCTTCGGTCATATATTCATCAACTACCGCCCAGTGCTTCTTGCTGTTCTGGCGATACAGCCGCACTCGCACACCATCGGGCAGGCGGTCCAGCACCCGCACCTGTTCAACCTCAACCTGCGAAAACTCGCCTTCTGGATCGTCCTCGCTAACGGTTTCACGGATGCGCAACTGCGCCAAGGCCAGCACGTTGCCAAACAGCCCGGGCTTGAATCCCCGCACGTCCTCCACTCGTAGATGCACCAGATACGGACGCAAGCCCTGTGCAGCCGCCTGAGCGCGCGTGGTGTCTGCATTGCGGCGGGGTGCCTCAACCATGATGTAGCTAACGCCAGGCACAAACGCGTCCTTGAACACCTCGGACGCAAACACGCTCAGGTCGCGGCCCTGCATGTCAATATCTTCGGTCATGTCAATGATCTGTTGCGGCGCGTCCTGTATCTCAATAGGGCTGTCGAACACCCGGCCTGTCATGTCTTTGATGGTTTTGCGCAGCGCGTTGAACAGCCAGGACGAATGCAGGCGCGCTTGATAATCATCCTCGGCCTCGGCCTTGAATTTCGGCAGGTATCGCGTGCCTTCCTTGCGCATGCCAGCCGTGCCGGACATCAGCGCGCGCCCCTTAGCGCCAGCCTGCACCATTGCGGCCATCGTGGCAGTCTGTTTCGCTACTGTGTCTACCATGTGTGATCCTCTAAAACGGCAGCGGCGCGGCGGTCATGGTCGGCCTGATCACCGGCATTTCGTAAGCAATCGGGTATCCGAATGCGTCATTCTGGTGATCAAGTCCCGATGTCTTGTCAGGTTCCCCGTTCTTATCATAGGACTGCTGCTCAAGGCAACGCGAAGTTTCGGGGCATGTGTCCGGGTTGACCCATAGCTTGCCGCCGTGGAAGCCCAGATTCACCGCGTTGATACGATCCTTGACGCGCGGGTTGCTACCCTTTGCCCGGATCGAATACCCCGCCGCGCGCAACAGGCCGATGTCGGACAGTGACGCGCCCTTGCTGCTGGCGCTTGCCCCGCTGGCGTCCGGGTAGATCGTGACGTGGTGGCCTTCGTATCGCGTCTTGATTGTCTGGATCATCGAAGGCGTGTCAGCACCGCCCTTGAGTTCATCGACGCAATGCCAATCTTTGTCGCGCAACACGAACGCGCAAGCGGCCATGTTGCCCACGTTGAAGTCCATGCCCAACTTGATCGGCTCATTTGGCTGGATCGTTTCGCGGCTGCGGTTTACCTCACGCCCATATGAATTATAAACGGTGCCGCTGGTGAGGTTCACAAAGCGGCCCTCGATATAGGCGTCGATCAGTTCGGGCGGGTAGGTGTTGCGCAGGTTGTCGACATATTCCGCAGGCAAGAATGGGTTGCTGTAGGTTGGCGCTTGGAAATACTCATAGCCTGGCGTCGGTTGTTTGGCCCATCGCTCATAGACAAACCGAAAGCCCTCCGGCGTCGTATAGGCCGAAACGCGATTGAATGGGCGCTTGATGCCCTCGGGGCGCTGCCTGTTTCGCGCGATAATCTGGTTCCAAGCCTTGCGAGCGTTGGCAATCTTTAGCGTGTCAAGTTCGTCGACATGCGCGCGGTAAGTCTCGTAGCCTACAATTCTTTCGGGGTTGTCCATTGTCCGCATCAGGAAGTCACCAAATCGCGGCCATGATGTGTAGACGATATTTTCCGTCTTGTTCCATCGGTGTGGAATGCCTTGCTCTTGCAGCTTGGCGCATATCCTCGGACCCGTAATCAGGCGCACAAGGTCATAGGTGGGCGCGTATAGCCCAATGAGCGCCGTGGCGCTGTGTGCCGCATCCCCTAGCGCCGCATAGGCCATGATCTCGGACTTGCCCGCGCCAAACCCTGCCACGAACGCCGGGTGCTTTGCCTCCGACATCAGAAACCGCTCTTGCGGCTCAGTCAGCGTCAGGCGGATTGGGTTGCGCACGCCTGGTCTCCCATCCGTCAAATGGATGCAGGGTCACATTGCCCGTCGCCTCGACCTGATCTTTTTGGCCCAGATATTGCTTGCCAAGCCAAATCAGCACCGATGGCACGCCCTTATCTGCCGCCTTCCACTGTGACCGGCGGAGCGATGCCTTGCCATGGCTCATGTTCTTTTTAATAAGGTCGGAAAAAGAAACGCCGCTGTGCTTTTGCAGCGCAAGGTTCAGCGTCTTGTCAGTCACCTCGAAGATGTCGCAGATTTCATCCTGGGTGCATTGAATGCGCGCCATGCCCTCAATGGTTTTGAACTGCTCGTCGCTCAGGGTGAATGGCGGTCTGCCTGTGGGTTTCTTCATGCTACCACCCGCTCGGCCTGCAACTCTGCGAACGGCTGGCCCGTGGATTCAAGGGTGGCGGTCTGGCCGGTGAAGTTCTGCCAGCGTTGGATTATGACGTCGCAATACTTTGGGTCGAGTTCCATCATGCGGCAGTCGCGGGCGGTCTTTTCGCAGGCGATCAGGGTTGAGCCGCTGCCGCCGAATAGGTCAGTGACCATGTCGCCGCCCTTGCTACTATTTGACAGGGCGCGCTCAATTAGCGCAACAGGTTTCGGAGTCGTATGGCCATCCACGCGCTCTTTATCGAACTTCCACACGCTGGTTTGCTTCCGGTCGCCGTGAAATGTGTGCGTCCCGTTATCCATCCAGCCGTAGAGGCAAGGCTCATGCTGGCTTTGATAATCAGTCCGCGAAAGAGTCAAACTGTTCTTTGCCCAAACGATCATGCTGGAAAAATGGAAGAACTCTCGAAAAACTGTGTGGAATATGTCTGCGCATCTATCGCTGTGAAATACGTAGATCGCAGCGCCAGACTTAGAACTCGCCAGATAGTTGCCAAAGGATGACCGCAGCAAATCCTCCAAGCCACCCCTATCGTCGTTGTTGATCCCCTTGTAATCCACCCCATATGGCGGATCGGTAAACACCATATCAGCCCGCTGCCCATCCATCAGCCGCTCCACCGCGCCAATGCTGGTCGAGTCGCCACACATGAGCCGATGCCGCCCCAGCAGCCACACGTCGCCCAGGACCGTCACGGGAACCTCTGGAGCATCCGGCACCGCGTCCTCATCTGTCAACCCTTCGGTTTCCTCAACAAAAAACGCAGCCAGTTCGTCAGTGCCAAAGCCCGTTAGCGACAGGTCGAAATCAAGATCGCCCAAATCCTGCAATTCCACCTTCAGCAGGTCGTTGTCCCAGCCCGCGTTTAGCGCCAGCTTGTTATCAGCAATGATGTAGGCTTTCTTTTGAGCTTCCGTCCAGCCCTCGGCGATCATGCACGGCACATCGGTAATGCCTAGCTTTTGCGGTGCGAGAATGCGCCCGTGGCCTGCGATCAGCCCGCCATCCGGCTCAATCAGCACGGGAACCGTCCAGCCCCATTCTTTGATGGATGCCGCGATCTGTCCAACCTGCTCGGCGCTGTGTGTCCGACTGTTGCGTGCATATGGGATTAGGTCGGCAACCTTGCGGCGCTCAACTTTGTCGGCTGGCCAATTCTGTTCTGTCATGGGCTTCCCGCCATATCTGTGTTGCAGCATCCCGCTGCGATGCGCGTAAGAAACCCCGCCAGAGGCGCATTGTCAAGAGGCGGGCGGGGTTGTCCGGTATCGCTACCGGGAGGTTGTGTGCCTAGTCCTCTAGGTCTTAAGCCCGACAAGCGGGTGTGTTGCCCCATCCCTGATTTCCCCGCATATCAGATTACTGGCCACGGGGTTGACGCTTGCGCGCATCAGGGCGTTAAACGGTGGGGCGGGCCGGTCCACAGGAGGGGGCCGCATGGTTGCAAAAGGCCACAATGCGCGGCAGGTGTCAAGGCTTATCCCTTGCCAACGCCATCCTGCGCAGCCGTGCCGTAATGCGCTGCCCGTCACCCTTCATTGCGTGTTTGCGTGCCTCTGCCTGTGTGTGCGGCGTGTGGTCTAGGCCGTAGCGTTGCGGCTGCACCTTGGCGCTCAGTGGGCGGCACAGGTCGGCTATGGTGGGTTGGGTCATCTATCATCCTCCATCTGCAAATCGCGGCGGTAATCGGCCATCCCTTCGGCGTGGTCTTGGGCGCATGTGCAATCCACCCCGTCGCAGTCCGGGCAGTCTCCGCACCAGTCATCCATTGCGTCCAGGTGCGCGTTGATTAGCGCGGTGTTGGCGTCGGTCATTTTACCACCTCATACAGAAATATCCGCGCCTTGCCAGTGCTGATCGACGTTCTCACCAGCTTACCCTCCTCGGCCATCCGCGCCAGGTGGACATGCGCGAAGTTGCGCGACTTGCCCAGATGCTCAGATACGGCGGGGGCTGTCATGCGGCCATGCCGATCTAGGACCGCGATGATATCCGCCTCAACCTCGGCGCGCGGTTTGGGTGTTGCGAATTGGCGGTGTGCATCAACCTTCAATCGGCCTTCTTTTTTCATGGCTCGGAGCAGCGCGGCCTCGTTCTGGTGGCGGATCGGGTTGGCTTTGATGGCGGCGCGGTGTGCGGGGGTCATTGGCCATCACCACGGCCAGTGCGCAAGACCGCCATCATCAGTTGCGCCTTGGCCCATGTTGCCAGCCGCAGTTGGCTTGCGTCAGCGGCGGCTTGCATCCGAGCCTTATCCGCGTCGGTCATCCTCAGTTCAATTTTCGGCATTGTGGTGTCTCCTGTGTGTGTGTGTCCCGCCACTGTCGTGCAATTTGCGGGGATTGTCAATCGGGTATCTGGGCGTGGTGGGGGCAAGCAGAGGTGTTTTTCCAAGGTGTTTTTGCCGCTCTCAAATGTGTTGTATTTATGCAACGGGGCGCGGAGCGCGTTCTTTCCAAGTCGGTCACTATACAAACGACTTAATTGCGAGACACCATAATATGGCTCTGTAAGTGTAACTTTCCCGGCTTAGCAGTATTTTACCCTTTTATTGGTCTTTGGTATCTTTAAGAGAAAAATATAAAGGAAATCAAAGGGTTAGTGCGGGGCGCATTGTCGGGGCGCATTCTTTTTAATGCGCCCTTTTTGGCAACAACGCGCCCCGTTTTCCTCAAAAAGGCACATCTTTGAAGCCGTCATCTCTATCGTGCCAAGCAAGCACAGCAGCTTTGGCCCAGTCTGATGCCCTATCACGCCCCGGCACGAACCAGACGTAGTGGTATGCGCCCCGGCGCTTGATGCGGCGCTTGTCGATAGGCTTGAACCCTTTTTCACGCAGTATGTTTGCCAGCGCACGCCCGGTGGGTATGTCGCCCCCTGCCATCGTGACGAGCGTGTTCAGGTGCGACATATCCAAAAGATAGTCACTGATCACCTCGCACCTATGTTCGTCGATTGCATCATCCAGCATCATCTTGTCGTCTGACTGGTTGGCTTGGCGCATTTCCGTGATACCGTCAGTCAGCGGCGCGCGCCCCCTGGGTTCGAAGGTTTCTGACAAAACGTGATGCTTGAGGTAGTGTCCGATTGCATCCACGCGGCGGTTGCTTTCGGAAAACAGCGTGTCAAAATAAACCCCCGCTTCTTTCACACCCCCGTGTTGCTGGAAAAGATCATCTTGCGACCTGTGGCGGGTGAAGATAACACAGTATCGCCTGTCGTTGTCCGACATAGGGATGGCGTCTTGGTGGTTTGTGGTCATAAAGTATGACGCGAAGTTTGGCGCGTGATATGAAGTGGACCCCTTCGGCTCAACGGCAATGGTGTCGTTTGATATCATCGGCTTTAGTTGATCCAGAATGCGCCACTTGTTTGTCCCACTGATTCGGATTTCCTCAATACCGATCAGGCGCGCCCCGACTGCCCAGTCATTGAATGGCCGTTCAATCATCGACGTGGTGATTGTGCGGGCATTACGACCCATGATATTTTGCAAAATGTTGTAGAAATATGTTTTGCCGTTCCCTTCAATCCCCCATAGAAGGATGCCCCACTGCACCCGGTTTGCCGGGTTCTGATAAATGTAGGCCATGAAGTCCAAGAGGATGCGCTGTTCCCTTGGATCTTCGATTGAGTTTTCAACGTGCTTGAGAAACATCTCAACAACGCGCGCACCATCTTCGTCGATTGAGTCGGCGTGAGGTATACCGCTTTCATGATATGAGTTGACGTATTCCTTGCCGTCTGCCTCAAACATGCGATCTTGGCCAGGCCAATACATGGACCGCACCACGGTCGGTATTTGCGCCATGTTAAGGGCATAATTTGCGGCGTCGGTTTCCATCGCCACGGCTTCTGATGTGCGGTCAAACTTGGCGCGGAACGCCTCGCGTTTGATTGCATAATCAGATGTAGAGGTGTTGATGAACACGCAGTCAGCCTCACCGTATACCCACGGCGCAAGCCATTCAGGCATGGGACCGCGCGCTTCGTCATCATCTGTTGCGGGTCGCTTTACCTTCAACGGGGCAAATGCGCTTTTGATGTCCCGCAGGCCCATGCCCTCGGCCTTTCCGAACGCCTTGTGAACTTCCGTTGCCAAAACAGATCGTAAGTCGTTGGGGAGTTGAACGGATGACAATGACACCATGCGCTTTTTGAAAGCCGAATATCCGCCCATGTCAGACACGCCCATGGCTTCATCACGAAGGGTCAGCGCGACTTCTGACGCAGGGGCGATTTGCAAAGCACCGCCCCGCAACCCCCCTGCAGCTTTGATAACTGACGCCATTGTGACGGGGTTTGCATTACCGTCAAAACTCCGCCACTTGGTGCGCATTGTTTTTGGATCGTGCTTTGATGATAGTGCCGACCACGCCATCCAGCGATCGAATCCCGCCGATGCGCCTGCGTATTGATGCGCGATTGCCATGCCCACTTTGAGCCAGCCGTCATAATCACAATCTGCTGCAGGGTGGTTTTCTAGCAAGCTGTCAACATCACTGTCGCTGATGTCGAGCGGCTGTGATGCAAACGCCATGTCGAGATCAAAGATGTCGGGTTCGCTTGTGCTGACACCCCCGAAGTCTATGCCTAGCGCGTCAACATCAAGCGCACCTTCACCACCCGTGATGCTCCACGGATCAACGCCTGTGCGGTGCGATGCCATGAACATAAGCTGGTTGACCACTTTTGAACACGGGTCGATTCCGTTGAGACCGATCAGCGCCGCAACCGCGTCAACAATGAGTGGATATTCAACCACGCTGACTTCGCGCGACAAAGGGGCCATGACGCGGATGCGGGGTGCCTCTGGTGTGTGTCTGAAAGTGCTATAGGCCACAAAGGTGCAGACTAACCCCATCTCCAAGGCAAGTTCTATTTCGTCAAGGTTCGTGCCGCTGGGGAAGTCGTCATAATCCAGCGTCAAGATGGTGCGGGATGTCACGTTGTCAGCGCGCCCTGTCTTTTCATCGCGCCTGACGCCACCGACGATAGCAGCGCGCCGGATGCTTTGTTCTTTTGTGTCAAAAGGCTCTGATCGAGATACGGTAGCGGCGAACTTGGGCCACGCTGCGCGTTTGGTTTCAGCCGATCCGAAGTTGATGCAGTATGTGAACGCCACATCTTGCGCACGGTTTTGCGCGGGCATCATTCATCTGCCCCATCGGTCGCACGTAGCGCGCCCTTCACTTCATCAAGGTCAAAGCGATAGTCGCCCCGCTCATTGATCTTCAACGCTGGTATTTTTCCAGCGTTGGCCAGCTTGAGAACGGTTGACTTGGCCATGCCCAGCGCCTTTCCCAACTCGGTTGATGTTAGCATTTTTGCCTCCTGAAAAACATCTTGCCTTGACGTATAAACACGATTAGATACGAAAGGCAACAAAAAGCAAGGATGAAAAAAATGCTGGAAACTGAAATCAAAAAGCTTACTGCCGCCATTGAAGCCTTGACCGCGCGGCTTGGCACGGCTGACGCCCTTACGGCTGACGCCCTTACGGCTGACGCCCCTACGGCTGACGCCCCTACGGCTGACGCCCCTACGGCTGACGCCCGATTGATCACAATCAACCAGGAAGAACTGACGCGGGTTTGCCTTGCCTTGTCACGGGCGGGTAAAAAGGATGACATCAAGGCAAAGCTGTCGGAACTTGGCGCGGCGCGCGTTGGTGAACTGAAGGGCGACAACCTCGCTACCTTCGCAGCATGGGCGGTGGCACAATGACTGCGCACGCAGCGCTAGGGGCCTCCAACGCGCACCGCTGGCTCTACTGCCCCGGCAGTGTAAAGGCTGAAAGCACACTGCCTGACACATCAAGCGTGTTTACGCAGGAAGGCACAACCGCTCACGACCTAGCAGAGTTTGCGCTGACAACATCTGACGCGGCCCTTGACCATTTTGACAATCAAGAAATGGCCGATTTTGTGCGGGTGTATACTGATTATGTTCGCGCCCTGTCTGTTGATGCCGATACGGTTTTGATCGAGCAGCGTGTCGATTATTCTGACTGGGTTGTAGGTGGGTTTGGGACTGCCGACGCCGTTATCTTGCGCGGTGACACCTTGCACGTCTGCGACCTCAAGTATGGTATGGGTGTTCAGGTCTTTGCTGAAAACAACCCCCAAGGGATGCTTTATGCCCTGGGGGCTTATGCCGAGGTCTGCAACATCGTTGATGTGCGTAAGGTATCCATCGCAATCATTCAGCCCCGCCTTGATCATATCAGCGAATGGGAAATCAGCGTTGACGATTTGTTGCGTTGGGCCGAATGGGTAACGCAACGCGCTGACGCCACGCGGGCCGATGACGCGGCGCGACAACCGGGTGAGAAGCAATGTCGTTTCTGCAAAGCAAAGCACAACTGCAAAGCCCTTGCCGATCATGTCCAATCGACATTGCTGACCGACTTCGACAACCTCGATCAGCTACCCAATCCCGACACGTTGACAGATGCGCAGATCGGGGCGGCGCTATCTGCCAAGTCGCTGATAGATGGTTGGATCAATGCCGTATCGGCACACGTTACCGAACGCCTGCTAAGTGGTGAAGGCTTCCCCGGCTTTAAGCTGGTGGCGGGTAGATCGTCGCGCATTTGGATCAACGAGGATGCAGCCTTGGCGGCACTGGGCAAGATGATAGGTGCCAAGGCCACAGTGGTTAAAGTCATCAGCCCCGCCCAAGCTGAAAAGGCACTGGGTGCCAAGCGCAAGGCCGATGTGGCCGATATGATCGCAACATCATCTGGGAAACCAACGGTTGCCCCGGACAGCGACAGCCGCCCTGCGTTAAACGCAACGCTTGACGATTTTGACGTTGTGGAATAACGTAAAGTGGTGTTAAGATACGAAAGCGCACATTCGCGCAACAAAACTGAAAATGTCAAAAGGACAAAGAAAATGGCTAAGATTAAACTGACTAACGTGCGGCTGTCGTTCCCATCTCTGTTTCGCAGGGCTGTTTTTGGGGGAGAAGAAACGAAATTTGAAGCTACGTTCCTGCTCGACAAAGAAGCGCACGCCGACAAGATCGCGGAAATCGAGGCCGCAATCACGGCGGTGAGCAAGGAAAAGCACAAAGGCAAAACCCCGCCTGCTGACAAGTTGTGCCTCAAGGACGGCGATACGATTGAGTATGACGGCTATGCCGGAACAATGTCGATCAAGGCATCATCCAAGCAACGCCCTATGGTGATCGGAACGGACCGCGCCCCATTGGCTGAGGATGACGGCAAGCCTTACGCCGGGTGCTATGTCAACGCCATCATTGAACTGTGGGGGCAGGATAACACCTATGGGAAGCGTGTGAACGCGAACCTGCTGGCCGTCCAGTTTGCCAAAGACGGTGATCCGTTTGGCGATGGTGTTGCTGCATCGGTTGATGACTTCGACGATGTGCCATATGAGGCTGACGACTTCATGTGACATCAAGGGCGGCGGGGCAACTCGCCGCCATTCTTTTATATAGGTGGGCTACTCCCATGTTGATCTTTGATGTTGAGGTATACAAAAACTATTTCCTTGTCAGTTTTCTAAACGCTGACGGCAAGGTTGCGCATATAGAAATGCGCGGCGATGGAAAGCTGGATGTTGCGAAGCTGTCGCGTTTTATGAAAACCAACACAACGCTTGGTTTCAATTCAAACTCATATGACCTTTACATGATCGCCGCTGCGCTTGAAAACCGAAACTGTGCAGAATTGAAGGCCGTCAGCCAAGAAATAATCCTTAGCAAACTGCCCCCGTGGAAAGCGGTTGATGTTATGATCCCGCGCGATTGGGATACGATTGACATCATTGATGTGCTACCTGGGCAGGCGTCTTTGAAGGTTTACGGCGCACGCATAGATCAGCCAAAACTTCAGGACTTGCCCTATCAGCACGACGCCACCTTGACCGATGCGCAGATGGATGCAGTGCGTGATTATTGCGTCAATGACTTACGCGTGACAAAGGCGCTTGCTGATAAGATCGCACCGCAGCTTGCCTTGCGCGTTGATATGGGCGCGCAATATGGGCTTGATCTGCGCAGCAAGTCGGACGCGCAGATCGCCGAGGCGGTCTTGAAATCAGAAATTGAAGCCATCAGCGGAAAGGTATTGCACCCGTTGCGATTAAAGGATGGCCACACTGTGCGCTATATTGATCCGGGCATGGTGTCATTTATCGACCCCACGCTGACTGCTATTTTCAAACGCATATGCGGGCATGATTTTGAACTGTCGGGCAACGGCTCGATTAAAATGCCCGACTGGCTGGCAGATACAAAGATCAAGATAGGCGGCGGGTCATATCAAATGGGAATCGGTGGCCTCCATAGCACCGAAAAGGCGCAAAGCGTGCGCGCAGGGGAAGGTTATTTCTTATCAGATTTCGATGTTGCCAGCTACTATCCGAACATCATTTTGCAACAGGCGGTTGAGCCTGAAAACATGACCGGG